ATGTTTACTCAGCACACGGTCGCGACATTTGTTGATCACATCACGAACACTCATGTTGATGGCGTCACATCGCAACGAGAGGGGGATCGCTATGATGGCATTCGCGCCTGCTTCCTGCAGGCGCTGAATGACAGTGAAGTGAAAGCCATCTGTCTGGACATCGATTCGCCCGGCGGCGAAGTCGCGGGGTGTTTTGACCTCGTAGACGAGATTTATGCCGCCCGCGGAAGTAAGCCGGTCTGGGCCATTTTATCCGAAAGCGCCTATTCCGCTGCTTACGCACTGGCGAGTGCGGCGGACAAGATAATCTTGCCGCGTACCGGTGGTGTCGGTTCGGTCGGGGTCATCGTGATGCACGTTGACTGGTCACAGAAAATCAAAAATGACGGGTTACAGGTCACCATCATTACCTACGGCGACCGCAAGGCCGAGTCCAACCGGATCATCATTGTCGAAAGCACCATGAATACCACCGAGCTGGCGCAGCAGGCGATTGACTGGGAAATGAACAGGCGTTATGGCCGTTCTAAGGTTCTGCAGGTCACCATTGATAACTGGCGCGACAGCGCGGGCAAACTGTGGGAACCCAATACCCTGATCCCCGTCAATATTCCCAAAATGGGCATCAATGACGTGCTGTGGCTGCTGGCAGAAGTCACGTTTATCAAAGACGACCAGGGCACGGTGGCGCAGATGGTACTGATGCCGCCTGCGGCATTCTCTGTCCAGCCTTATCGTTTTTACAACGTCATTCAGGAGCTGAACAGATGACAATGCTTAACACGCTTTACCGCCGGGCGATGATGATGTTCGGCGTGGGCAGTGTATCACTGACTAATGATGATGGCGGGATCCAGAAGGTGCAATACAACACGCCGATGGAAGTGCGCGGCGATACGCCCCGCCTGATGGAGTTCGGTTTCTCCTCTTCATTGCCCGATGGCGCTGATGTGCTGATTGCCTATCTTTCCGGTGACCGCTCAAACGCGGTAGTGATTGCTTCCGGGCATAAAGGTAGCCGAAAAACCGGCCTAAACCCGGGTGAAACAATCCTCTACAACCTCTGGGGGATGCACCTTAAATTGGTGGAGGAAGGGGTAGAGATAGATGCCAAAGGCAAGCCGGTCACAGTGATCAACTCAACGAAGGTGACCATCGTCGCTTCAGAAGAAATCTATGCTGACACACCGGTGTTGAAATGTGCAGGGGACATCATTGACAACGCCGGGATCAATACCACCACGCTGAAAGATCTGCGTGACACGTACAACACGCACGACCACGTTGTTAAAAATGTGCAGAGCGGAAGTTCATCGCCTACAAGCGAAAAACCCGGGGAGTTAGTTGAATGACTGACATTACAACGGTGTGGAATGCTGAACAATCTGTTGGTGACTGGGCTGAAGCTTTCGGTGATCTACAGTCAGGAGACGATTTAGAAACTGCCATTTTAATCAGCCTTTTTACTGACAGGCTGGCGCGGCAAGATGATGAGTATGATGGCGATAACCGTCGCGGCTGGTGGGGGGATCAAGATCAGGATTATCCAATTGGTTCACGGCTATGGCTGTTGCGTCGACAGAAGCTGACTTTAGCCGTTGCAAACAAAGCTCAGGACTTTGCCTCAGAGGCGCTTAAATGGCTTGTCGATGATGGCGTCGTTGCCAGTATTACGCCTGTCTCCCAAATTGTTTACCCGAACCGCCTGAACCTTTTCATCACCTATCAAAAACCGGGACAGGACGCTGTGTCCAAGCGTTATTTCTGGGTCTGGGAGTCTTAATCGATGCCATACAACCGGCCAACGCTCACCGAGCTGCGCGCGCGTAACCTCGCCGCGATTGAATCAGAATTAAAAGGAATTGGCACACCGTTACGGTTTTCAAATCTGAATATTCTCGGCACCGCAGATGCGGGTCTGGCTTATCTCCATTTCGGCTATTTAGACTGGATTGCGAAGCAGTCAGTGCCGTGGAGCGCGACGGATGAAAATCTTGCGGGATGGGCTGCCTTAAAAAGCGTGACGCAAAAAGCGGCCAACGCCGGGACTAACAACGCCACTATTTTCACCGGTATTAATGGGGCAACTATTCCAGCAGGTACAGTATTAAATCGGGGGGATGGCTACCAGTACACGACAGACGCAGAGATTGATATCGGAACGTCAGGCACGGCTACCGGTGCAATTACAGCGGTATTGCCTGATCCGAATGATGATCCTACTGGTGGCGGTGATGCGGGAAACACTCCAGCAGGCACACAACTCGCGCTGGATGTAAGCATCTCCGGTGTCGATTCGACGGTGACGATCAGCACGGCCATTACTGATGGTGCAGATATCGAAACCGAAGATGCTTTCCGATCGCGTACACTGCTGGCCTATCAAAATACGCCTCAGGGCGGAAATGATGATGACTATGAAGCTTGGGCGCTTGCCGTAGCAGGTGTTACGCGGGCATGGACGGTACGCAGGCTTATGGGGGCCGGTACTGTTGGCGTGTATATCATGATTGACGGAACTGATACCTCAAATAATGGTTTTCCCGTGGGTACCGATGGTATTTCCTCACTCGACAGCTGGTCGGGCACCAAGGCGACCGGGGATCAAAAAAGGGTGGCGGATTATATCTACCCGCTTCAGCCCGTCACTGCACTGGTGTATGTCTGTTCGCCAGTTAAAACGACCATCAATTTTACGATTAGCGGCCTGGCATCGGCTAACAGTACAACAACTGCCGCGATTGCCGCTGCCATTGATGGGGTGTTGTTCGAGTCCGGCAACCCTCAGGGGGCCACGATTTATCTGTCTGATCTGCTGATTGCTATCAGTAATGTCAGCGGTACGGGTGGGTTTATCCTGACTTCTCCCTCGGCAAATATTACCACCACGACCGGGCAATTACCGGTAAGGGGTACGGTGACTTATACATGAGCCGGTTTACTTTAGAAGATTACACGTCGGCGCTGCAAAATTTAATGCCAACCGGACTGGTTTGGTCACGCAAAACTGATGGTGTTCAAACCGCCGTATTGCGGGCGCTGGCACAGTCATATCAGGACAGTGATGGTGCGGCAGTATCATTGCTCATCGGCGCTTTCCCGGCGACAGCAACCATTATGTTAACCGACTGGGAGAAAACGCTCGGGCTCCCGGACGATTGTGCCATAGGGGAAAATGACAGCATTGCCATCAGGCAAAAGTCAGTGGTCTCGAAGCTTTTCAGTACGGGCGGTCAGTCCGCTGCTTATTTCATAGGTGTAGCCAAAGCGCTGGGTTATGACATTACCGTGACGGTTTACCGTCAGGCGCGGGCGGGAATGTCGGTCTGCGGTGATGCGCTTAACGGGGAGAACTGGCCCTTTACCTGGCTGGTTACCGCACCGGAAACCACCATCACTTACGCGCAGGCCGGGCAGTCCTATGCCAGCGACCCTTTAAGGTCATGGGGAAATAAACGGCTTGAGTGCCGACTCAGCAAGCTGGCTCCCTCACACACTATTGTGCTCTTCGGTTATTCGAATTAATCATTAACTTCCTTAAAAATTTTATCAGCGCCTTTACTGGCGAGGGAATCTCTATGCAAAAAATTGGGAACATAACGCCTACTGCGGATGCTAACGGCGAGTGGACAAACGGTAGTGTCGCTGCAGGGACACCCCCAACGATTATCGATGCAGCCTGGCTGAATACTGTTCAGCGCGAGATAGCAAATGTCGTCACTGGTGCGGGGCTAACGCTCGACCCAGCAAATGATGCACAACTACTGGCTGCTTTGTTATCGCTAACGGGACCCGGTCGGTTGTTGGCCGTGAAATACATCACTGCCAGTACCACCTACACGCCTACCGCAGGAACGAAAAAGATATTTGTTCAAGGTATTGGTACCGGCGGGAATGGTGGTGGCAGCATTGCCACCAATAGCACTGGTTGCACAGCATGCTCGGGAGGCGCCGCTGGAAGTTATGCGCAAGCATGGTATACCACAGGATTCTCAAGCGTTACTGTGACAATCGGCGCAATTGGTGCGGCAAATTATGCCGCAGGTTCCGCTGGTGGGACGTCATCATTTGGCTCGCTGATGGTTGTTCCAGGTGGCGGTGGTGGCCCAGTAAGTGCTCAGACTACGAGTGTCGCATTCTGGTCTGCTGGCGTCGGTAGTCCTGGAGTAAGTCCGACATTAAGCGGGCACGTTTCCGGCATTGGTGGACAGGGGCAACCGGGATTCAATGGACAGGTTTATTCAGGAGTAGCCAACTCAGGTGTTGGAGGATCATCTTCACTAGGCGGCGGAGGTGTAAACAGTTCTGGCGGATCGGGGGGCGGTGCTACAGGTTACGGTGCGGGCGGTGCAGGTGCCGGGATGCCACCTAACAGCGCTCAAACCTATGGCGGCAACGGTTCAAAAGGCTTATTTATTGTTTGGGAGTACGCATGATGGATGATGAAACTTACACTTACGCGGTGATTGATATCTCAACAAACATTGTTATCAATCGTATCGACTGGGATGGTTTTCAGGAATGGGCCCCGCCGGATGGTTGTATTGCTGTCAGGGTGGACGACCCTGCCGCTGGCGGGATGAGTGATTCGTATGATCCTGCTACTGGCAAATTCAGTAGCAACTCGAAATAAAGCTATTTGAGTAAGAGTACACAACGAATCAGATGAGGACAACGAAGGCCGCAGGCGAGCGCTACGGCATCCGCTATGAAGAGCTGATGTGTTTTGTTATTGCTTCAATTTGAACCATGACCATGGAGGGTCAAAATTTACATTCGTTACGGTCATAATCCACTACAAAATAACCACTTCCGCTCCTCAAGTAATAGCCGCCAAAATCTCCCACCAACTTCATCCCACACAGATCTTGAGTGGCTTCTGCAAGGCTTACATAAGGTATCTGCAAACCAAACGCCTCAAGCCTGAGCCTGCCCCACAGGAAATCCTGATTCAGATCGTTGAAGATAATTCTTCCTATGATCGGAAAATTCCATTCTGCCAGTTTGGACTGCGCACTGTGAGGGGCTGAGCCTTTAAAGGCAATGCCCTTGCCCTCACCACCCTGCAAGGCAATAGTCGTTTTAATCTCAGAAATCATTGTGGCCTCAAGTTCATCCGTTGTTCTCTGAGCGTTGTAGTAAGAATACGCGAGGACAAACATTCCGATAACAGGAAGTGCGATTATCCACCTGAGCGCGCTTATATTTTCGGTTAAGATAGCGACAGACAACGTAATGAAAACGATAATCCCAGAGGCACCGATAAGAACGCGAGGAGAGAATACGGGTGACTTCAGGAGAAGCAGAGGTCCGAATATTGATGCATAAATAACAATAAGACTTGCCATCAAAAAAGCTAAATCGAGCATCTTTAAAGCTCTTATCTGTTGGTTCAGGAAGATACGCTTTAAAACTAAGAAAACGAACCCCACAGAAAAAATGATAGGTATCAAGAGGTAGTTGCGAAGAGACCCAGCAAATGCAGAGAAAAACATACTGCTTAAGGATGCATAGTTAATAACAATTACCGATAATATATCCGTTAAGCTTCCTGATGCCAGTTCGCTGTGGATTATATTATAATCTCCTGTTACCATGAATTTCTTTATGGTTAAAGTGTAAATGGCATTTGCTAACAAAAGCCCCGCAACCCTTCCTGCCAGTTCTTTATATTTCCCCGCACACCTCTTCTCATAAGTATCAACAATGAAGATTATTGCTGCGAATGAGATAAATAAGTTAAGAGCCGCCTGATATAAGCACAATGATATAAATAAGCAAAACGTAGAGCTAGCGATACTTTTGACAATACCATCGCTTTTAAATGCATAGGGTAAGATTGCTGCTGAAACAGCAAAAGCCATCGTCAGTGAATCATATCTGAAAGACCAGTTTTCCAGATAGTATGGCGACGATATGATAGGAAACAGAGCAAGAACAGGAAGAATCACTCCTGACTTACTAATCCTGAAAGATAAAGAAACGACACTGGCTGAGATAGTGGCAGCGCCAAGTATTTGTGTTAAAGGCGCGATGTCGCTCAGCAAACCGCCAGCCATAAGCAAATGAAACAGACCATTTGATAGCGGCCTGCCATTGGAGTTCCATGGCGTCTGCCCAGTAACCGAATGCAAAAGGTCATCAGCGTAGTAGTGCCCAGAAGTTAGCAGAGGGAAGAGATAAGCAAGGGTAAGCAGAAAACAAAACAAAAACCTTTCTTTAATCCTTTTATTCACTGCCTCATTGTGTTCAGGCATGTTGTCAGTCTCCATTGTCATTCTTAATGATAAATCGTGGTCTTTGTTTGGTCTCGATATAAATCCTTCCGATGTACTCACCTAGCACGCCAATACCTATAAGCTGGATTCCACCGAGGAAAAGAATAGAAACCAAGATAGACGGATAACCATGAACGGGGTTGCCAAAAATGAGGGTGTCAATAATCATATATACACCGTAGGCGAAAGACAGACCGGCCACAAAAAGACCTATATACGTCCACATTCGCAGTGGAAAAGTTGAGAACGATGTGATGCCTTCGAGAGCAAGGTTCCACAGTTTCCAACCATTGAATTTTGTCGAACCGGCAACGCGTTCATCTCGGGTATATTCGACAACTTCAGTGCGACCACCGACCCAAGACAGAACCCCTTTCATGAATAGGTTTCGTTCAGGAAGAGACTTAATGTTTTCTACGACAACGCGAGACATTAACCTGAAATCGCCAACGTTTTCCTCAATCTTAGGTTTGCTGATCATGTTATGGAGCTTATAAAACCACTCAGCACTTTTACGCTTAAAATGGCTGTCTGACGACCTGTCCGCTCGTTTAGCCAGAACAACATCGGCACCTTCCTGCCACTTCTCTATAAGTCGGGGGATCACGTCAATTGGATCCTGAAGGTCAACATCGATAGGAATTACCACATCACCTGTTGAAGCTTCTAGACCTGCGAATAGAGCGGGCTCTTTACCAAAGTTTCTGGTGAAGGATAGCGCATTAACGAGCGAATCTGATTTTGCCAGCGCGTTAATTAGGCTTTCTGTATTGTCGCTACTACCGTCGTTAATGAAAACAATCTCCACCTCATGCTGAGACAGTTGTTCGCGGACTGTCCGATAAAAAATAGCGATGGTGTCCTCTTCGTTGAAGACAGGGACGACAAGAGATATTTTCATTATTCTTCTCTAAATATGATGAATGTCGAGTATAGGAACCCAATAAGGAGGCTTATTGCTGAAAAACCTATCAGGGTTAATATTGGGTTAAGCTCGACCTTATCACCTAGGTAACCGCAGGCCAGAGCAAGCGCCCCCATGAAGCCCACATACAGAAAGTATTTTGTAGTTGTGTGTTCTGCCTGATAAGTCCACTTGGCGTTAGCAAAGAAACTAAATGTGACAGCGACGCAAAATCCCGCAAAGTTACTGATCATTTGCTCATGACCAAATGAGTAGTATACGGCTGCAAAAGTTAACCAATGGATTGCGGTATTAAGACCACCAATAAATGCATACTTAACAAAAATTTTTAACATGAGAAGATTCGGAGTAAGAGAGATTGCAGGATCGTAGCATTTGATTCATAGAAGGCAAGGAAACGTAAGGAAATGTTAGTTTTTTTTTGATTTAGCGTCTGCATTTTGCAAAGCAGTACCACGGAGAGCACATAAATTCAGGGACAATGCCGCTTGTTGATAGTGCAATAAAACCTGTAGACGGCCACATACTGCTTATCCTGCTCGATGGTAAGGCTGGTGACAATTGTCCGGCGCGGGCTGGAGTCGCTGATCGATAAAAATGACTTCATTGCTTTTGGTGATGAATTCTTAGATGACAGGATTGTTATTGAAGGCGTGGTGACGTTCATTATCAATGATGCTTGCAACCAGGTGTTTGATGATACACCGTGCATTTAAAAAAAGAGCCCGCGTTAACGGCGGGCTATCAGAAGATAGGCACTCATAGCACCTTGGCAGACTTGCTGATCTTGTGTCAGCTGTTCTGAGAGTAGTTCGAATGTAGTGAAACGCCAGAATGCAGGCACAAAAAAACCGGCTCGGTGGTGGCCGGGTTCATATCAACTTTATAAGACTTTTGAACTGCTCAATCGCTTTCCAGATATCGTCTCGAGTGTCTCCATCCCAGTCAGGAGTCACTGCCAGTTCTGATTTGAAATACATGATCGAGATATGAATAGCTGCAATCTCATCGGGCCCGCACTTTTTTGCTATGCGAAGAAGGGCATCGGGTGGGGTGTTCTCCCAAGGATTAAGGCCTTTGCGTTCTTCGATGAAGAGTTTTTGTATTTTTTTCATATAGAAAACCCGGCACGGCGGCCGGGTTGGAAGTTACATAGTATCCATAAAATCTTTTAGTGAGTAGGGGATTTTAATGCCTTGCATACCAAGATTTGTCATGGAAATTATTAATCTTCGCCTAAAGTCGAGATAAACTAGATTTGAGCATAGTTTACATGACTCCTCATCAGAAAGGCCATCGAAAACTGTTCGGTCAACAATTTCAAAAAAATAGTCAGACACTATAACTATTTGAAATATGATAGAATCATCATTGTTTTTCGCTTCTGCCTTAACCGAAAATTCAAGTTTACATGAATTTTCAGTATTATCAGATTTTGCAAGAACAGTCGAAACTTCCATCTTAACTTCAGCTTCACTTTCTTCGACTCTATCCCTATCAAAATTAATGGTTTGAGATTTAGGAATAATCGACCGTAGGCTAACGGAATTTAATATATCTATCATAATGCTCTGGCTCTTGTTACTGGCGAAACAAACAGGTTACGTAAGCTCACGCCTCTATCATAACCATCAACATTTTCATTTTCCATTCCGAAATCGATAGTCTTTATACTCGATTTGAAGAAACTAACATGTCGATCGCTTGAGAATTGGGCGAATAATGAGCGATTTAGTGCGGTGTCTGCCTGTATCTGCCTAATGCTACCTAGTATCCTATCCATTTTTTCTTCAACGGAATGTGTGACTGAATTGGATATATATGCTGTAACACAAGTTGAAACGAAAAAGTTTAAGCTGACATTTTCCTTCTCTGCCCATTTTATGGCCTGGGCATGAATCATAGGCATCAGCCTTAATGTGATTCTTCCTGTCGCTGTTTCGTTAGAGAATTTTTTTGGGTCTGGAAATTGAAGGCCTTTTTTAGCAAAAATTTTCTGTGTTACTCTAATGGTTTCCATTGCAAGGATTCTGGCAAAATCTGCACTATCTGCATATTCCTCAACATCAGGCAGTTCTTCAACACGAGCAACATACATAGACTCCCCGTCGAAGCTTTCGCGCCTGACAGAAATTGTATACTCCTCAGCATTTCTCATTATCTTGTTCCTCGAACTCTTCAAGGTGGGATTTGTACTTTTTTAACACACCAATCATCTTAACCACATAAGGCATCTTCATGTTTCGTGTAAGCCTGTGCCCACAATCCACAGAAGTTGAAATAAATTCTGAAACGCCACTAAGCCTAGGGTGCGTAAAAATCCTATGACCTTTGGTATCTCCCTCTGTGTCGTCAAAGCCAAGTTCTTTCATAAAAGAACGCAGACCGTCTTTTCCTGCACATGTAATCGCATTCTTACGATGAGACATGTAATTAATTATATCGTTCACTGAACTCAT